CAAGACGATGCTTCCGGATGCCTTTATCACCGCACCATGACAGAGTCTTCCAAACACACGGATGACTCTATTGCTGAAAGAAACATTGATTTAAATTATACTACCAGACTCTGGTTGCAGGACTATTTAAGTCTCAATACCCCCACAAACGCATGGTATGCTGAGTGGTGTGAACGTGACCCAATTTTTGCCAAGCATGCGCAACGCTTCGCGGGTGTCAACATGCTGCGACAAGACCCATGGGAATGTATGTGTGCATTCATCTGCAGTTCAAATAATAATATTCCACCATAACATTTATTAGCTATGGGAAATATTTCATCTTTAAACTGAACTGTTCCATTATCTAATGGATACATAAGACCTGATGGATTCAGTCTTAATAAATCTGGGACTGCATTGGTTATTAAGTTTTCATCTTCATATATCTCCTTCCTATTTGTTCTCACATCAGTTAGTTCAATGACTGATTTACCTTTGATCATTTCCTTCCTCCTTATCTTTAAATTCTGTAGTGATTTCTTCTTTATATTTCCCAAGCATCAATCCTTGATATTTAAATCTTCCTACCTTTTCATAAAATACTAGTGGCTTTGGAATTTGACTTTCTACTTGGTATTCAACCTTCAATTTCCTAAGCAAGAATGAATGACTAAGTTCTATTCTCTTCCAAGATTCATCAATCTTAATCTTTCCATCCCAAGCCTCTGTAGAACCTAGAGATTGACCAGATATAGCTGCGATAGCATTATCTTTTCCAATCATTGCTTGACCAGACTCAAGCCTAATTAATACCGAGAAGTTGTTCATCGTCTTTTCTTGAAGTTTGGTTAATGGATAAAAAAGATTTAGAATGTGGTCACCGCTCAGGTAGGTTTCCTTTGGAATGTGATGTTCTATTTTCGTATCATTAAAAACATAGGTAATAACTAACCTTGTTGGTATTTCTATGTTTTCAATAAAGTCTAATTCCTCTACTTCCTCTTTTTCGCTTGTGCCCTCTTGGGTATCAAACTTTGGAGGATCATAGGATTTTCCATCATTATTTAAAACCTCTACTTGTTTCTTAACCTTTCTTGATATCTTTCTAGTTTTTTCTTCAGTATCACAAATTATATTTAACAAGATAGATGCATTAAAAATTGCCTCCGTTTCCTTATTGGAGGCAAATTCGATACGAATTATTGGCGTGTCTGTGGTAGAAAGATTAAAGGCAGAGTAATTAGAATAGGCATGAACTACTAATTTTTCAGATTCAATTTGATTTAACAGTCCTACTATATTCTTATCATTCTTACTCTTAGCTTTAGATAAATATGGATTCTTACCAACTCCTAAAATCCTGTGCTTTCCATTTATCTTGTATTCAATGTCGGTAATAAGCCCTTCAATCTTTTCTTCTTCGTAAGAAATAGCTATTCTATCTCCTACATCGAGGCTGGGATCTCCTATAGTTACCATGTCAAAAGGTGTGTGATGAATCTTACAAATTTCAGTAAGAAGTACCTCACACATTCTTTTTCTTTTTTCTGGAAGTCCTAACTGCATCAATGGATTTATTCCAAGATTCATAGTTAGGCCATCGTCATTTTCTAAAGAGTAGTATTCAGCTATTTTAGTCTTTGCATTTGTTGAGTTGATGGCTGTATATCTTGTCTTAAAATCTGATATTGATGAAGAAAATCTTTCTCTTGTTTTAATTTCAGTTGATATACTTTCTGCATACTTCTTTAAAACCAACTTACCATCACGAGAAACCCCAGCAAAAGCACCAAGAGTCGATGCTATATAGTGAATGAAGTCTCTGTAGGTTTCTATATCGTGGTCTTGATAAATTGCTAAGACTTCTTCTCCATTTACAAAAGCTTTTACCTCATCTTCTGTCATACCTAGTTTTACCTTGCACTTCTCACATGATAATGTAAGTAATTCAAAAGCTGTACCAAAGGTATCTGTTACTGGGAAATTCTTATCAAATCTAAGCATATAATCATAGCCTTTTAGTTCTAAAATCTTCTTAGACCTATTTGCCTCAGTAACATCAAAGATTCCCATTTGTATGGTTTCTATCTTTTTGCTTTCTAATTCTTGATGGTAAAAAAGCTCTATCTTTGAATCCTCTAAAGAATATCTGTCTATATTTGAAAAAAGACTAATGCCAAACTCTCCAGCATAAACTGTCCCTATTTCAAGTTCAGAAGATCCAGAGCATGAACGATGAATATATCCAGAACCTTTTAAAATATCCTTATTGGTAAAAGATATGGTCGTTTCATCTTTTAAGATTATATTCCCTGTCCAATAAAATTTACGAGAATTCTTTTTGATTGCTTTTTTATATTCATTGCTTGTTGGATACATCAATATTCCTCCAATGAAAAAGATACTTCCCACAATCCTTTATAAGAAGTATCTTTTATTAATTTGACTTGGAACTTGTCTATATACATTTGTGTCTCTTTTAGTTCCAATGTTTCTGTATCTAAGTATTTAACTTTAAGGTTAGACTTGTTAGCAAGACCACTCAGTGTCTTTACAAGTTTAGGACTACAAGAAAAACCTACAGATATACTTGCTACTCTATTTCTAACAATATCTCTTTGAATAGTTCCTGCCTCTGTCTCTCCTCCAGTATCTGCCTCAATATCTCTAAACTCCAAATCATAAGAATTTGGTAGAGGTAGGTCTACTCCTTCAATAATTAAATATGATTGATATTTCATTATACGACTACACCTCCATTCACTGCGTCGCTTTGCTCCTTGTTCATGGGGTGAGACTGCATCTGACCTACCAACAAAATCACAGATTTTGGGTTAGGTCATTATCTACCTCCACTCCTTAAATTCTTACGCATGGATGCATTAACAATTACTTCATCAAGGAGAGTACCTCCAAGATAAACTGGTATAACTATATCTCCAGTATTTTCAGATTTTAAATTGATGTTTGCAAGTGCATCAGATATTTGCCTTCCTATATCAATGCCACTTACAACAGATTCTTTATCATGTCCTCCAATATCTAGAGATGATATATTGGGACTTAAAACCATATCGCTTGCCACATTTTTCATAGAGGATTGAACCAATCTTCTGCTTTTTTCAATTCCTTTTGATAAACCTTCCATAAAGTCTGGCATCCAAGACTCATAGTCGGTAAGTGGTCCAACATCTGGAACAGAGAAGTGCAGGTAAGACCTAATAGTTGATGCCACATTCGATACTGCAGATGTAACGTTACTAATTGCACTTCTAATCCCTCTTGCAATTCCGTTAATCATATCGGCTCCCCATGTATAAGCTTGAGATGCCAAATTCTTAATGTGATTAACTGCATTATTAAATCCATTTCTAATTGTAGATTGAATATTCGACATAGTCGATGAAATACTTGATCTCATCGAATTAAAGGCAGACGATACTGCCGACTTCGCGGTATTTACTGCAGATGAAATAGTCGACTTTATGGAATTCCAAGCAGATGAAACAAAGGATTTAATATTATTCATTGTTGATGAGATAAAGGTCTTTATCCCATTCCAGATTGATTCAAGGACTGTCTTAATAGAAGTCAAGATAGTCTCAATTGTAGTTTTTATGTTTGTCCAGGATGTAGAAATAAATTCTCCAATGGCAGTGATAACTATTGTTAAAAATTCTTTTAGTCCATTCCAAATAGTCTCAACTTTTACCTTTATAGCATCAAGAACTGTTGAAATTAAAGTCTTAATACCTTCCCAAGTAGTCCTGATAAACTCACTAACTGCTGTAAATACTTCTGTAGTTGTAGTTGAAATAGCTGTCCATATATTGGTAAAAGTAGTTTGAATTCCCGTCCAGAGGCTTGTAAAGAATTCTCCTAAACTTTGCCATAGACTCTTGGCTCCCTCAATAAAGGTATTCCAAGATTCAGTTAGAAAGGTTGTTATAGATGTCCAGATAGTATTCCATCCTTCAGAAAGTCCATTCCATAGGTTGGCAAAGAAGTCCTTAATGCCTTTCCAAGTAGTCTTAACTCCTTCAATAAATCCAGACCAGAATTCTGATAGAAAACTTGTGATTTCAGTCCAGGTACTTGTCCATGAATCAGATATCCCTTGCCATAGGTTTACGAAGAATTCTTTTATTCCATTCCAAATGGCAACAGTTGATTCCTTAATAGTTTCCCATATGGAGATGACCCCTTCTCTAAACCAGTCGCATTTCTTCCATAAAAGAACAAGACCAGCTATTACTGCACCAATAGCAATAGGAACAATACCAATGGCTGATACTACTGCTGTGATTGCTGGTAAAAGTGTACCTGTAAAGATTCCAACTATCTTAGTTATTCCTCCTACTATTAGAGGACCTTTGGTCATAATAGTACCTATTGACCAGATAAGTTTTCCTACAATCATAAGTACAGGTCCAAGAGCAGCTATAAAAAGACCGATACCTGCAATAATGCCTTTTACTGGTCCTGGAAGTGCATTAAGTCCATTTACCAGTTTTGTTAATATATCTACTGCTTTTCTAACAGCAGGCATCAAAAGTTCTCCAAAAGATATGGCTAATTCTTCTAAGGCAGATTGTAAAATCTTTAATTGACCAGCTAGGTTATCCTGCATAGTAGCAGCCATTTTTTCTGCTGTTCCATCAGCGTTATATATGGCATCACTTAAACTGTTGTAGTCTTTCTCACTGGCATTTATAATTGCCAACATTCCAGACATGGCATTTTTACCAAATATCATGGATGCTGCTTGTGCTTTTTGAGTTCCATCTAAATTGGCAAAGGCAACTCTAAAGGTGCTTAGAGTTTCATCAAGTGAAAGGCCCTGTACATCTTCAATAGATAATCCCAACATGGACATTCCATTCATAACTTCTTTAGTTGGTGATGCGAGTCTTGTTAGTCCAGACCTTAAAGCTGTCCCTGCTTGTGAGCCTTTTATTCCTGCGTTAGCCATTAAACCTATAGCTACTGCTGTATCTTCAACTGAATAGCCAAGTGTCCCAGCAATAGGTGCAGCATATTTGAAGGTTTCACCCATTAATGAAACATTGGTATTGGCATTAGATGATGCAGCAGCAAGAACATCAGCAAAGTGAGAAGAATCTTCTGCTTTTAAACCAAAGGCTGTAAGGGCATCTGTTACGATATCTGAAGTAGTAGCTAAGTCCTCACCACTAGCTGCAGCAAGGTTCATGACTCCTTCAATACCACTAATCATATCTTTACTTTTCCAACCAGCCATGGCCATATAGTTCATAGCCTCTGCCGCTTCAGATGCTGAGAACTTGGTCTTGGCTCCCATTTCACGAGCCTTTTCCCTCAGAGCATCAAAGTCAGACCCCGTTGCACCAGATACTGCTTTTACCTTTGACATACCTGAGTCAAAATCTGATGCAGTCTTTACAGCTGCTACTCCAAGACCTGCTACTGCAAGAGATACTGGCATCATTTTTCTTCCCACGTTTTCTATATTTTGCCCTGTGTTTTGCCATTTTTCTCCAGTAATAGCTATGTTTTGAAGGGTTTGATTGGTGGTTGCGCCTTGTCTTTCTAGAGATTTAAGAGCTTGTTCTGTTTCAATAATTTCACGTTTAAGGGCATCATATTGCTCTTGGGAGATCTTTCCTTCTGCGAGAGCCTGTTCAGCTTGTTTTTGTGCCTCTTTTAAAGAGGTTAATTTATTCTTTGTCTCTTCTAAGGTCTGTCCTAATAGCTTATGCTTTTGGGAGATAAGTTCAGTATTGCCAGGATCAAGTTTAAGAAGTTTGTTAACATCACGCAGTTCCGATTGAGTATGTTTTATTTCAGTATTTACTTGTTTTAGTGCAGTCTGTAATTTGGTAGTATCTCCACCAATCTCAACAGTTATCCCTTTTATTCTATTTGCCAATATCTCACCTCCTCTTTAGAGATATATTTATCAGTATTTTTATTGATGTTTTTATCGATTTCTGCTATACTTATCTTGAGGTGATAAGTATGAATTTTGTAAAAGAATTATCCAACAAGACTGTATCCATTTCTGAATTTAATCGAGGCCTAGCTGGACGTATTTTCGATGATGTCAAAATGAACGGTTCTAAGGTCGTATTAAAGAACAACACTCCTGAGTGCATTCTTGTTTCTCCTGATGAATATACGAAACTCATTGATGAGCTCGAAGATGCAAGAGATCTTATGCTTGCCAATACAAGGATGTCATCAATGGATAAATCCGATTTAATCTCTCAAGATGAATTTGAAGAAACCTTTCATATCGATTTAAATGAAGTCTCTCCTCTTGATGAGGACGAAATCGAATGAACTATAAACTATCCTTTATAAAAGAAGCCATCCAAGACTATAAAGCCTTAGATGGATCTCAAAGAAAAATTGTCGATAAAGCACTTAAGAGGATCTTAATAAATCCTCTTCCTAATACCGAAGGTGGCTATGGCAAGCCTCTTTCTAACCTTTCTGATTCTAAGCTTGCTGGTCTTATGAAAATTAAACTTAAGAGTTCAGGTCTTAGGATCGTTTATAAATTGGAAAAATCAGATGATGAAGTTCTTGTCATTATTATCGGTGCAAGAGCGGAATCCAAAGTCTATAAAGATGCTGAAAAAAGAGTAGCTAAACTTGAAGATTAAAATTTATCAAAGTCTTCTTGTGTAGCTACTTCTTTGTATTTATAGTCGTCATTATTCTTTTCTGTGAACATATCATTTACAAGTCCAATTGTTAGTAGAGATAAATCAGAAACAGAAAGACCTAATTCTACTGCCCTTAATAGGAACAAGGGTGTGGTCATTGGTCTTTCTGTTGGTCTTACTTTTTTTTAGGAACTTCTTCCGATTTTATATTAAGTCCCCACAACTCAATTAGCTGTGGCAGAATTTGGTAAATGGAAAAGGTTGAGAAATTATCTAACCATTCTTCTGGACTATCTGGCACAGATTTATCTCCATGCTTTGCCATTACATAGGCTATATTTTCAAATAGTTCCAATGAACCTATATCTAGATTAGATTTATCTTCATCATTTTTCTTCATGGACTTTTCAAGTTCCATTAAGTCTTTGAAGATATCTCTTCCAAATTTAAGTCTATAGATTCTTGGGATAGCTGCTGATGCACGAAAAATAACATCTTGCCCGTCAATCTGAATTTTCTTTGTTAGTGCCATATTTATTTACCTCCAACACTTGCCCTTGAAGGTGTTACTGTCGTTTCTGTGGGCATTATTGCCTCGTACATCCCACAGATCGTGCGCATTGTATCTGCACGATCGTCTGTGGGTCTGTCGCCGTGGTTTCTCTTTCTCGGCACGCTTTCCAGTTGGGCAACGATGCTGAATGTGCTCGTGCTGCAATGGCCCGTGTTGTCATGTACGTTCCGCCACTGGTCGCTCCTGGCCATGGAGTATTGGATGGGCGTGATCCAAACAGGTGTGCAACAGCTCATGTTTACCATATTGTTTGCGTGCTTTCTGCGGTACTATCCACTTGACGTGCAAGCTCGTCG